ATTAAATCTAACTGTTCTTGGTAAACTCCTGAGGTTTCTACATTAGCTTCTGGACGAACAGTTTTTCTATTGGCTTCTTGAATTCTTCTAATTAAATCTGCGTTTCCACCACCACGACTAGCTAAATCTAATGCGGCTTGTTCTGGAGTAACTGTACCAAATTTTTGATTTGTTTTCGCTCCATATAATCCCAAAGCTGTATTAGCGGCAAATGCTTGAAGTCTAGCTGAAAGTTTTCCTAAAAATTCATTCCCCATTCCCGCACGTTTAAATGCCTCTGATGCTATATCTTCTTTTTCTTTTTGTAAAGTATCTTCTTTTCCTGTCGGAGGTTCTTCTACTTTTGGAAATACTTGTGAAAAGAAATTTTCAAACTTACTTTCATAAGCTAAGGTTTCAGAAATAAAAGCATCTGCAATTGCAGCACCAATAACACCACCAATAGGATTACCACCAGATATAAGTGTACCAATAATAGCACCACCAATATCAGCACCTGCACCAGCATATTCTCCCTGACTTGCTCTTGAAATAGCAGGAATAGCACCTAATCCAATACCTAAAGCTGCACCACCGACATTACCTCGTAATTTTCCCATCGCCCCTGGGTATTGTGTAGCACCCATCATAACTAGGTCGTCAGTCATACCAAGCTCATTTCTTCCTAATACTTTACTAACACCTTTTCCTAATAGTGTATTTTCAACACCTGATAGAAATTGTGCTCTCTTAATATTACCACCAGTACCAGAAAATGCCATAGCCATAAAAGCTAATAAAGCAGCTGGAATAGTTACTCTACCAAGAGCTTTACTTAATAGAGTAATACCATCAACTAATAGATTTACAGTAGATAGAACTCCTTTTAGTAAATCAAGAACTCCACCATCTGTACCTATAGTTTGTGCTAATTGTTGGAAAGCATTTCCTAAGTTAGTTGTAGCAGTTTGTACAGTGTCTAATTTCTTTCCTAGGGCTAATTCTGCTGCACCAGTAGCATTTGCTTGTATTTCTACAATTTCACCTACTCTACCAAGATCAGATAAGAAGGCAACATATTGTTGTCCTCTTCTAACACCACCACCTAGAATATAGGCTAGTTTATTTAGTTCATCAGTATCAATTACTCCACCCTGATATAAGTTATAGATTTCCTCAGAAATATCTAAGAAAGGCCTCATTTTTCCAGTAGTATCAGCTACTGAAATTCCATAGTTAGATAATGCTTTAGCTGCTTGATCTTGATAGATACCACCAATTAATGCTCTTACAGCATTACCAGTTTCTCTACCACCTAAACCACCGATCTTTTCTGCTAGTAAAGCAATAATAGCATTTAGTTCTTCAATAGAAACTCCTGCATTATCAGCAGATTCAGAAGTAATAGAAAATGCAGTAGATAGTGTAGCAAGGTCAACATTAGCTCTATTGGTTACTGCTACCCACTTATCTAGTAAATCTGTACCTAGCTTAAAGGCTTCTGAAACATCTTCTCCTGGTTTCTGTAACTGTCTTAAAGCACCAGATAGAACGTCAATAGCTTGTGCTTCATCTAAAGCAGAAAGTTTAGAAAGAATAATTGAATCAGTTAATAATCTATTTGCTGAAACCGTTCTTTGAATTGGGTCTACTACACCACCAACTGCTCTATATGCAAATGCATATGCTTCTAATACACCATTAATACTTTCTCCACTTGCTACTGCAATCTTAGCGGCGTCCTCGAAAATAGCATTAACATCTCTCTGAGCATTACCTAATGTAATGGTAATATCAGCTAATTTAGCTTCATTGTCTACTGCTATTTTAACAATTTCTTGTAATTTAAAAATAGACGTATAAACTAAACTAGCACCAATTGACCACTTTAAAACTTCTATGGTATTATTCTTAATAGATGTAAAGAAGTCTTGTAATCTCTTATTGGTAAAGGTTAGTGTTTTACCAAACTTATCCATAGCTACAGTTTGAGTTTCAATAACTCCTTCATTATTTCTAGCAAACTCAAAGAATGTAACACCAGTTGGTTGATGAGTTCTAACTTTTTGAAGATTTTCTAAAGCAAATCCATACTGTTTTACAGAATTTAATGCTTTATCTATTCTATCAGAACCAACCACACTCCCCAATCCGGGCAGGGTAAACTTAGGTGCTTTTTGTGCTTCATAAGCTACCTTATCTAAAATCTCACCAGTTTTACTTAGGTAGAGATTTAATTTCTGTACAGTTGGTATAACTTTACTATTAGTATTATTTAATGCTACATTAAATTGAGTAAAACCATCTGCTAATTCTTTACCCTTAGTAACATTAATTTTAGTGACTGCACTCTGTAATTCTTTAGTACTCTGGATAGTCTTATTAATTTTAGCAGATAATTTATCTCCATAAGTTTCTCCAATTTCTTTTAGTTGTTCATCTATACTTGGTAAAGCGGCTTTGCCTTTAGCACCTTTAGTTGATAGTGATGGGGGTACAATAGTAGAAGGAGTAGGTTCTGGTTCTTCAAGACCCTCAAACATACTTCTTAGGGCTTCTTCTTCACGAAGTTTTGCGGCTAATTTCTCTTGAGCATCATCTAATTTTTTAGAAGATGCAATAACTTCTTCATCCGCTTTTATTCTTTTATTAGCTTCTGTTTCTAATTTTTTAATTAATGCTTCTTCTGCCTGAGTAAGAATTTTAGATGGTGGTGGTTGATTACCTACATTAGATAGTTGTTCTCTAAATCCCTTAGCCATAGAAAGATATTGACCACCCTCAACTCTGCGTCTTTGAGAGATTTCTCTATTTGCAAGAGCATCATCAACTACTCTATCTATTCCAGCTTGTGTAGCAGTTCCCTTACCCCGTAAATTAGCCCTGACTAAACTTTCTACTTGTTTTCGTAAATCTGTAATGGGGCCAGTAGTTGTGGTACTTCCTATACCACTAGAGGTTCTTAAAGACCTGATTCTACTTTCCAATTCCTTTATTAGTGCATTGGCTTGTTTCAAATCAGCAACATACTGATAGAAAGGTTGACCTCTTGAAAAGTCTCCCATTTTTTCATAGGACATATTTAAAGAATCAATTTGAGCCTGTAATTCTTTAGCTACTTGTCTTACTTGGTTAAGTTTAGATATTAGGGAATTTAGATCATCTGCCATAATTTATTCTATTTCATCCTCAGAGATTAGTAACTCTGCTTTTTGATTTGCTTTGCCAGATATAACTCTATCTAGCCAGGAATCCATTTCTTCTGGATATGCCCACCATACTAACCATTCGGAGGGTCTTTTATCTTTAGGTAATTCATTAAGATTGTCCACTTGCAATCTTTTTCTAATCACATAAGAGATAGTATAAGGAATATCTCTTAAATCACCTATGTTCTTATCTAGTGGAGTTTTGAGTTCTTTAGCTATTGCCCATAGGGAAACTATAGCATTACTCCTAGCTAGTTTTTTAGTTCTTCTCCAGTGAGTTCCAAACTCGTATAGAAACTAATTAGTTGATTTTTTACTTCTGTAGTTAGATTTGTAAAGTCTTCTAAAGATTTAAATAATCTATTTTTAAATCTACTATCCGAGTAAGTGCCATAGTATGTACACATTTCTCTAAATCTAGTTAGCATTTCATTCTCACAGATTTGATTAATTAGATTCTTCTCATACTCTTTAAAAAGATATTCAAATTCAAAAGTATTTAATTTATCTCTTTCTTTACTAACTTCTTTTTCAATTGATTCTCTAATTTGAAGTTCTCTTTTTTCTGGAAAATTATCTATTAATTTTTGATAATTTTCTTGTTCCTCTAGACTAGCTGTTGATGCTGGTTCTTTACTAATATTAAATTGAACTTCATTTAATGCTCTACTAGCTAATTCTTTAATTCTAAAATAAACAATTTGTTCTACTAGAACATCTTTATCTAGAAAATCTTTATCTGGAAGAAATGCTAATCTTTCATCTGAATCTTCTGTTTTTAATTTCTTTCTTAACTCTGCTGATTTTCTAAGGCCATATACTCTGGCCTTATTTAAATCTTCATCACCCACAAGTCTTACAAATACTTCTAATTGTTCTTGATTATCCTGATCTAAAATCTTAAAAGATTTTCCCCAAGAAAATAACTTACTTAAATCTACATCATTCCTCTCAATACTTTGAGACATTAAACTCTCCTTTCTAAATTATAGGGTAAAACTTCCACCCCTAATAATATAAATACCAGCACCCAAGAATAAAATTCCAACTAAAACCCCTAACCACAAAGGACTAATACCAAATCCAAGAATATTTAGTCCTGCCGCAGATAGTAGCAATCCAAGTCCTGCGATTACTAAAATTATTCCTACAAGTTTAATTAAAATATTTGAAATGCTCATTTTACCTCCTAAAAAATAGAAAAGGGGCTATATCAGGAAATTAATCCAAAATATAGCCCCTTAAAAAACTTACTCCTTTTTATTGGCTTTTAGAAACTATATATTATATTGATCCTGAATAAACAACACATTGTCCAGTAGCACTTCTAAAGTTAAATGTCTGTGTAGCATTTTGATTAACTGTTGAAGCCCAACTATCACCAACGATTGTAATATCAGGGACATAAACTGTTTTTACTACCGTATAAGGAACTGTTTCATCACATGGGTCGAGTAATTCAATCGTTAGTGGCAAACCAGATGTAACACATCCAGCACCAATTTCAAACTCTGTATCACCAGAGTTAAT